GGCCACCTGCGAGCGTTCGATGTCCGAGAGCTGGTAGATCGGGTGCCAGCGAACATTGTAGTACTCGGTGGCCGGAGCAGGAAGTACATTGAGGTCAACCATGCGCTGCACAAACGGGCGCAGGATATCCGGCTCAGCAAAGAGCGTGCGCCGCGAGCGCACGTACTTGGCCCAGGTCGACTCGTCCTGCGTACTGGCAAGCTGGCCCGCTTCCGAACCTAGGAGAATACGCAGGGGAATACGCGTGGCGGCAGAAATCAGGCGCATGACCGACATGAACAGGCCCGTAGGATCGACTACTTCCGCGCCCAGGTCGGTGACAGTGACGCCGCGCGTGAGCAGGAAGCGCCGCATTCCATAGCGGTACTCGTCGATCTGCTGCTGCATGTCGTCTTCATCGGCCTGGGGCAGGTCATAGTCCGGCTTGATGTCAAAGACGCGGCCTCTGTCAACCGTCTGCCAGGCGCCCTCAGCCGAACCCGCAACCAGCTTGTGCAAGTCCTGCAGCCGGTTCCACGACTTACGCAGCCGGGGCACGCCCAGTATACCATCGTTGGCGTCTTCGCAGACATGCAGCACGCGTGAATAGTGGACGCGGACAGAGGCATTCTTGGCGTCCAGGCGCACAACATAGTAATCGGGCTTACCAAATCGCTCCGAGTAGATGTTCTCATCCAGCACATAGCTGATGACGGCATCCTCGCGCAGCACCCGCAGATAGAGCAGGTGATTGATGTCGGGCGCGCCGGGGGCTGCGGTCGCAGGCTGTGAGAAATCGGTCGTGCCTGCGGTGCCCATGAGCAGCAGCGCGTACTGGCCGATGCCCGCGTCGCGATCTACGTCAAACAGGTAGCGCCACACGCGGTTCTTGATGGCGAGCTGCTTGAGAGCAATCGTGAAAGGCGTGTCGCCCGATTCGCCGTCGCGGATGATGGGCGGGCGCTGCCATGTGGCCCAGGCCGGCTCGGTGATAATGGTCGTGGATACGTCGCCGCGCTCGAATTCCGCGAGATAATCGGCAAAGACCAGGGCGCGTTTGTAGCCCAGGAGCGTATAGTAGTCGCGCGTGGGCACGTCGCTCTTGTTGAGCACCCCAGAGGTATAGGCCGTGTCCATGCGCTCGCCCAGCGTGCTATTGGCGGCGACGCCGTTCCCTGCAATCAGCTTGGCAATGTCAAGGGCATTAAGTCGTGCTTGCATGGCTCTTTTTACCCCATGTACCGGCAGAATGGCGAATGCCGCCATCAAGATCGAGCACTGACCACGAGAGTGAGTCCACCAAGTCGTAGGGTTTGGAGACGCCGAAGCGCCGCAGCGCCGGTTCCAGCATGGCAGTTGGCCCTAAAATGTGGTAGATCGAGCCTTCCTCGTAGCGGGGGAGTAGGGCGCGCTCCACGCGGTCGAACTTGGAGAGGTGTGTAGACCCGGCCTTGGCATAGCGAAAGCGCGGGAAACGCTTCCAGCCTTCGGTCTTTTCCAGGGTGTCGCAGACTTGCTTGTAGACCGAACGCCACGTTTCACCGCCCTGGTCGGTTTCAACGCCAACGATGGGGCTACCCCACTCCGTCGCTACACGCAGGGCGCGGGTGATGATCTCGATGGGCAGGGCGCGGGACTCCCAGGCGTAGAGAACGTAGATATTGTCGTCGTTGCCCTTGCCCACGACTGTGACAGCTTGGGAATCGCTGCGGTCAGTGGCTGTGACGGCAGGGTCGACCCAGCACACGATCTTGGCGAGCGGGGGGAGCTGCGCGGGCGTGACATAGGGGATGTTCACGTACTCAAAGCGGCCGCCCTTGGAGATGTCGACGTTATGCTGGCCTTCCTTTAAGAAGGAAGTCAGACCCCAGGTATTGATCTGCGATTCGACGCGTTCGAGGTCTTGGCCTGACCAGGAGGGCGTGCCGCCCGTGACGCGATACTTGAAGACGTTGGTGTCGGGATCCTGCAAAGACTCGTAGGTCAGGTCGTAGACAGCGGGAATGGGGCCAATGACGCGGCGGTCGGTGAGAAAGTCGGCCGTACCGTTGGCAAGGCGGGCGAAGACGCCATCGCGAATGAGCAGATTCTGAATGGCGAAGATAGCGACGTTGTGCGTCGAGGCTGGTAGGAGCGTGAGCGTGATCTGCTCAATTTTCTTCTGCGTGATGTTCGGGCCGTCGTGCAGCTCGTCGATGTCGTCGAGAATAATGAGGTCGGGGCGGGCATCTTCGATCTTAGCCCCGCGCATGGCAGTGTCCAGGCCCAGGGCATCGATGAAGAAACCTGAGGCTGTGCGCAGGCGCTGGCGATTCCAGCCGCGGGACTGCCCGTACTTGCCGACTTCGCGAGCGCCAAAGTCAGGATAGTGCTGCTCGATGGTCGAAGATTCGAGCATGGTCGAGAGGTTGGCGACAGACTTGTCGGCCTGCTCCTGGGTAGCGCGGACATACAGGCAGTAGCGGCGTTTCTTGAGAGCGCCCGCCATCGTGATCCCGATCTCGGCCATCGTGGACTTGCCGCCACCCCGGGCGAGAATCATGACGAAAGGTCGCGGCTGCGTGGGGCCGATGTTCCAGAACCAGGAAAGCGCCTGCTCGTGATGGTCAGCGAAGGACTCTGTGACGTAGTGCGGAAAGAGCTTGCCCACCCAATCGCGCCAGGACGTGATCACCGAATGCTCCATCACCTGCTTGCGCTTGCGGCGTTCAAGCTCCATGCTGGCCATGTAGGCCACGTCGCGGACGTCAATCGTCATTGATGGCGTCCTCCATCTCGATGTAGTCGGGCATCTTCGTGGTCAGCGTGCCCTCCATGATGGCGTAGTCGCCCAGGATTTCACGCGGATCGGCGCCCTCGGCTAGCTTCATGAGGTCTTCGTCCGAGAGCTTCGAGGGATCGATGGGCGCACGCGGGAGCACGTAGAGGCCGAGCAAGGCGCTGCGCTGCTTGATGACGGAGTTGATTGTGGCCAGGAAACGGGGATCGCCAGCCGATTCGCGCCGGGTGACGCGCACTTTTTGCTTGCCCTTGTCGCTCCGGGACGAACCTTCGGCCAGTTCGGTTGAGGTTTCCTCAAGCGGTTCGCGGCTGCGCTCCCAGGCAATCCAGGCGTTGCGCTCCAATTCGTCGAGCTTGGCAAGCTGGCGCGTCAGCCAGGTGTTATACTGAGCGACAGCGAAAGGCGAGGCGCGCCAGCCGCGCTCGATGGTGTTGACGTCCGTGCGCACGGTCTGGTATTCGAGGCCCAGCTTGGCCGCGATCTGCATGGCCGTGAAGCCCTTGACGTGCAGGGCCATGACCTTCTCGCGGCGGCGCATCACATCTTCGCGCTGAATCGAGGTTCCCATCAGAGGCTTACGGTATCCGGCAGGACAGCCGGTTGGCTGTCTAAGGCGCCAACTATGCCTTGTGCAAGCAGGTTCTGCCCGTCATCGTGGGTGATGGTGAGCATGTTGTACTTGGCGAGCAGGCGCATTGAGTCGGCATAGTAGGAAAGGCCGCGCGAGTTGAGGCATTGCTGCGCGGGATCGTAGCAGTTGAGCGTGACGATCTGGGCAATGAGATCGAGGATGGCGTAGAAGTCGCCATGCAGAGCGGTGTTACTCACCGGCCAGTACGGGCATGATGCCCGCCTCCTCGTGAAAGCGGTCGAGTATCAGCGCAGCATAGTTGGCGTCCAGCTCGACCGTGAGACAGCGGCGGCCTAGTTCCTGGCAGACAAGGAGCGTGGTGCCGGAGCCACCGAAGGGATCGAAGACCAGCTCGTCGGCTGTGGTGTAGAGACGGATGTAGCGCGAGGGAATTTCGCGGGGGAAGGCGGCGCCGTGGTCGGAGGAGTTGCGGTCGCCAGGTATGTCCGACCACACGGCTTGCTGCGTCCAGGGTTCCGAGAGCTTGTTCTGGCCGCGCTGTTTTTCGTCGGGGTCATAGAAGACCAGCGAGTGTACGAAGGCATCAGCCTGGAAGTCTAGGAGGTATTCGAACTGGCCGTGGGAGACGGTGTCTGTGCGGGCGGCGACGCGGGCCGTGGCGAGTTCGGAGGACTTGAGCCAGAGCCGCATGTGGCGAAGAAGGAAGGATTGGGCGCGGAAGGCTTCCGTCCAGTAGTCGATCAGGGGCAGGATTTCGACGGGGACGTTGTGCTCGATGTTGTGAATCGAGCATGTGCCGGTGTTGATGATGATGCGGCCATAGGCGCGCGAGATCAGGGGCTCCCAGCAGTAGGCGCAGTCGGCAATGAAGGCGGCGATTTCCTCGCGGCTGGTTTCCTGTTCGTAGGGTTTGCCCACCCAATAGGGAGGCGAGGTGACAATAAGGTTGGCGCGGCTGCCTGCGGCAAGGCGGGCCAGCAGGGGCGTATCGGTGCAGGAGCCCACGGCAAGACGGTGCTCGCCCAGCGTCCAGATCTGGCCGAGGGCGGTGCCCCACTTGGCGGCATAGTCAGGCATGTCGGGCGCATTGTCGGCGCGGTCGGGCTGCAGGCGGCGGCGCGCCCGGTGTAGCATCGTGGCCAGGGTTTCCTTGTCGAAGATATCCTTGAGGTCAATGCCGCGGGCGTGGTCAAGGGCAATGCGGCTGGGATCCCAACGCAGACCGAGCTGGCTGGCGCGGTTGTCCATGTAGGCATAGCGGCGGGCATCGGGCGAGTCGATGTCCGTCCAGTCCTCGCGCTTGACAATGACCAGCTCGTCGCCTGTGGTCGTGACTTCGATCACATCGGTGACGCCTGCGGCTTTGGCGGCTTCCAGGGTCTTGTTGCCAGCGACAATGGAGTCGTCGGCAGAGGCGACGGCAGAGCGGGCAAGGCCACTGGAGTCGATGGAGTGGGCCACGAAGTCCCGGCCTTCGGGGGTGCCTTCGTTGGGGTTGAAGGGATCGTTGGTATAGTCCGTGATGGGGCGGCGTCGGATGCGAGGTTCGGTCATAGAATACCAGCGGGGGGTGAAGGGGGGCGGCAGCCCCCTTCGCG